CGCTCTTGGTGGTAATGTTCCAGACATGCATGCCGGAAAGATTTACGAAGTTGCAGGCCAAATGCTAAAGACAGCATTAGATGCTAAGAATGCTAAAGCAGATAAGAAGCTAAAAATGATCGAGCTTCAGCTCAAGAAAGTTCGTGCTGAACAGATTGACTTAGAGCAAGGCAATGGAGAACGTAAACAAGCAGGCGGCGTCGAATTCGATAGAAACGTCCTCCTAAAATATATAGTGTCTAGTAAATCAGAAAACTCTGATAAATAGTCGTATCACTGGAGTCATTATATGGCAGAAAAGAAATCATTTACATCATACGTTGCAGAGACAAAGACAGATTATAATTATGTCTTAAAATTTGCTGTACAAGAAATGTCCGACGAGATGATCGATATGCTCGAATCATGCTTAAAGAAATACGAATTAGTAAAAGCATCGGCATTTAGAAAAACACCTATTCAAGAAAGTCCACTAGATTTCCCTAATATAAAGAACACACCTGTATTCACGTGTGATCTTACAATGGGATATCCTGCTTCGTTAGACTTTCTTAGAACATTCCTTTGCAACAATATGGGAATATCACCGGCTCAGTTAGCAGTATATTCTGATAATGACCCACGTCAAATTGAAACAGATTTGTACCTGGACAGAAATTCTCCAGAGTTCAAGAAGAAATACAAAACAAGGTTAGGTAGTGATTATGAGGAAACAGAAACAGTTCCTTATGGTGAAAAATATAACACAAGTTTCTTACAGGAACTTGAGAAGGTTAGCAAGGAGCGATCAGTAACAACAGTGGTAAATCCATTGAGCCCTGCAGAGAAGACTGACCATTCCACACTACCAAAGGATTATGATAAATTTAATGATCCAAAGAATTTAAAGAAAGACGATTTAGGACTTTTTGGCCGTGTCAAGAAACCTAACTTGATGAAAGTAGGAGTTCTATAATGAAAAGCATGAGACAACTAATCAACCTTATGGAAGGTATATCGACTGTTCCGGGTATTGGTCAGAAGAAAGACACAAGTGCTGATAAGATTGCACAAGCAAAAAATGAAATAGCTGCCGATGAACCGGGTACTATTGTTGAAAAATCTACATCTGAAAAGCAGGCTCGCTTTATGGCAGCAGCGGCACATGATCCTAAGTTTGCTAAAAAGACAGGAATGGATGCAAGTGTTGCCAAGGAATTCAATAAGGCTGATACAGGTACAAAGCAATTGAGTAATGCCATGAAGCATAAGAAAGAAGAATCTGTTGATGAAGCACAGGTAGATAAGGCTCGTATGAGTAATCCAGCATCTGCCGTAGATGCATGTAAGATGGAAGAAGGTGCTCGTCCGGGCACATATGAAGTTCCTACTGCATGGCGTAAGGCACAGGGCCAGAAACCTCTAACACCTCAAGACGTTCAGCGTCATGACTATGAAGATAAAATTAGCAGCAAAGAAATGCTAGCCAAGAATAGCGGCCGTACACCTCCTACACAAGATGAATGTACTATGGAAGAAAGCGAAGGCTCTAGAGCAGGCGAATGGGCAATGATGCGTTTCGGCGAATTAACAAATTCTTTTGTTGAACCCGAAGAAGCAATGGAAGTTGTTATGCGCGAATTGCAATCACAGGGCGTAAGTGTAGAAGATCTTGCTGATGCAGAAGAAGCAATTATGTCTACATTCGGCGGAGAAGAAGATATGGGCGACGGCGAACCACACGGTTCCTACGATATGTCCGATGATGCCGATGCTCTTGCAAGTGCAGGTCATGGATCCGATGAAGATTATGGCGACTATGGTGGGCACGATGATTTCGAAGAAGGCATCGGCGATAGTACTGATAAGGTCGGCTATGCACTTAAGGCATTAATTGATGCTATGAAAACAAGTCAAGACCCAGAAAGTGAAGTACATTGGGTTGCTAAGACTCATAACGTTTCACCACAAGAATTAACTCAAGCATGGCAACAATACACTAGAAATGGTGCAATGGATGAAGATCTAAATAATGGATACGATGATATAAATGATGCATCGGGTAACGATTTCTTCCCCAATGGTGCAGATAGTCCTGTTGTAAGCACAGTAGGTCCATCAGGTGCTCGTCAGGGTGATAATCCGGAACAGAAGAAGATGCAAGTAGCTGAAGTTCATAAAGAACTTGTATATGGCTACAGAAACTATCTTAACGAAGCCGCAGCTCAAAAAAAAAAGTTAACTGAAAGCCATCAGGTCTCTGATTTATCCATACAGGATTTTTACGGAGACTTTGACACGGGTTCTGACAGTATCGAATATAATGGTTCTATACAGGTCACCGGAAAAGCACTGAATAGGCAAGGCAAACCTGTTGAGATTACATATGATGTCGAAATTGCATCATCTGCTTCTGTAGAATGGGAAGAAGATGAGAGCCCTACCGGGTGGAATCATAGTAGTGACCAGCCAACATATACATCCTCGGTATATGCTTCTGCCAGTACTCCAGAAGTAAGTTCAGTTTCGTTTATACCTGATCAAGAATTTTATATCGACGGTGCTGAATATTCTATTCAAGGTGCCCTAGAGCAGATTGATCCCTCGGTAATCAAACAACTTCTACATCCTGCTCTATATGTAAATCTATTAGGCCCTGCATTTGATAAGCAAGCAGAGAACATTGAGCCACCTGAACCAGATTTTAATGAACCAGACTATGGTGGAGATGACTATTAAAATATGGCGATTTACCAAGACGACAAACTTGTAAAGCGTGCCTACACTAAGGTAACGTATACAAAGGAGCAGATAGACGAATTAAAGGCGTGTATGGACCCTGTAACGGGCCCAGAATACTTCATCACTAACTTCATGTATATCCAGCATCCTACGCAGGGTAGACAGAGATTATCGTTATATCCTTTCCAAATAGAATTAATTCATACCTATCATACATATAGAAAATCTGTAAATATGGTAAGTCGCCAAATGGGCAAGACTACTGTGGCAGCAGGTTATCTATTATGGTTTGCGATGTTTAATGATGATGCAACTATTCTTGTTGCATCCAACAAATATGATGGTGCACAGGAAATTATGCACAGAGTACGATACGCATATGAATCCGTACCCGATCATATAAGAGCAGGTGTAAAATCTTACAACAAACGCTCTATCGACTTCGACAATAATTCTCGTATTGTAGCAACTACCACAACTGAAAATACTGGTCGTGGTATGTCCTTATCACTTGTTTACTTAGACGAATTTGCATTCGTAGAACCTAATATAGCCAAAGAGTTTTGGACTTCACTATCACCTACATTGTCAACTGGTGGTAAGTGTATTATTACTTCTACTCCAAACACTGATGAGGACCAATTTGCTGACATCTGGTTCGGCGCCAATAAGTTAGTCGATGCTAACGGCAATGAAACTATTATCGGTGTAAATGGGTTCCGCCCTTATGTATCTACCTGGGAAGCACACCCAGACCGTGATCAAGCGTGGGCTGATTCAGAATTTGCTGCATTAGGTGAAGATAGATTCCTACGTGAACATAAGTGTCAATTCATTACTTTTGAAGAAACTCTTATCAACCCAGTTAAGCTTTCCCAGTTAGAACCATCTCAACCTATTCGTAAGACAGGACAAGTTCGTTGGTATTCTGAAATTCGTCCACAGATGACTTATGTCGTCTCGCTTGATCCTTCCATGGGAACAGGCGGCGATAATTCTGCAATACAAGTTATCGAATTACCTACCTTAGTGCAGGTAGCAGAATGGAGCAGTAATAAGACTCCAATTGAAGAACAAGTTAGAACGATGAAAAAAATTCTACAAGAAATACAAGACCATGGTCGACCAGAAATATACTGGTCAGTGGAAAGTAATTCGCTAGGTGAAGCCGCTTTAGTTGTCATTCGTGATACAGGTGAAGAAAACTTCCCTGGTACGATGTTGCACGATCCTAAAAATAAACTACAAGGTCGTACTGGTAGACGTGCAGGTTTTGTAACTACAAATAAATCGAAACTCGAAGCATGTGCTAAATTGAAATTCCTAATCGAATCAAACAAGATGAAGATAAACTCCCGCGGACTATTATCAGAACTAAAGGTGTTTGTATCTCGTGGTAATACATTTGAAGCACGTATCGGCCAAACCGACGATTTAATTATGGCAATGATTTTAGCGGTTAGAATGACAGATTATATATCAACATGGGATGATAAATCTCAAGCTGCGATTAATAGTAATATATCCGAATCTACTGATACAACATTTGATTCGCCCATGCCGATATGCATCTAACAGTTAAATAAGATAAATAAGAGAAACAAGGATTTAGTATGGTAGAAATGGATGATCTAGCAGGTAAGGTATTTGCACTTTTAAAGGGCAATGGCCTACAAGTGAAGATCTTTGATGACGCCGGCGCCGAAACTACTGACCCAAATACCGGTCGTCGTTTCTTTGTTGTTGATCCAAATATCATGATAACAATTGACGAAGATAGTAATTGTATTGAATTCAGCAAGGGTTCCACAGTTGATAATTCTATTGATGGATTACAGAAGAATATCCGTAAGATAGCAGATGAATTTTTAATGAACTCGAATATTAAGGTCTTTGGTAAAACAATTCAACCCAGAGATTATGCCTATCAGGCGAAGATGAAAAAGGAAACTAACATGAATACACTAGCGGAAAGTTTGAGCAGGATGTTTGGCTCTGCAAGAACATCACAACAGACATTAGAGAATGTTAGAATCTTAGTAAAGCACAAGACTCCGGTAGATGAAAATGTTCGCGGTTCTCGTACACGTCATATCAGCGCAATCTTCTTAGAATGCAATGGTGAACGTATGCGTTTTCAACACAACTATCTACCAGGCGCAAGAGCTATGGCACAACATATGGCCCACGGTGGATCTATGGGAGATAAGGTTGGTGCATACATTAGTGAAAGCACAGGTCAACTTCTAACACTTCAATCATTCAATCGTTATGTAACAACCAATAAGCTTATCAATGAAGACAGTTCTGGAATTGTTGATACAGTTAAAGAGAACATCGAAACTCTACGTACTGAATTAAAGAAACTTACAGGCTCAAAGACATACGAAACAGTTAAGGCACGTTTAGAAACATTCGAACGTGAACCACTTGCTGAAGATGACACAAGTCAGTTAAAGGAACTTTTTACAATTCGTCGCTTCGATGAAAAGTTTGAAGGCGTACTCCCTATCATCAAACAGCTTGTTCAAGAGAAGGATACCTTCCACAAGCGTATCGAAGAAGCTGCCGGAAATATTGTTATTATACGTCGTGAGGCACTAAATACTACTCCGATGTTTGAATTTGCTAGTGAGAATGCTCGCTTAGGATTCAAGTTAAATGAATTTGCATTGCGTATCATGGAAAATGATGAGCTATCTGGATTCGTTAATAAGATTGGAACAAAATTATGTAAAGAGGGCATGGTAAATGATTTCGAACGTGCCGTTCTTAGACAAGTCCTTGAAAATGCCAAAGTAGAAGAAAAAGCTAAAGAGGGCAGAAAGGATATCAAAGAAGCTGCAGACCTGGTAGCACACTTTGATAAATATGATTACAACTTCTTTTAAGAAGTTCTTGACAAACACACAAGGTTTTCGTACAATAGCTACATACGAAGACCTTAGCAGGTAAGATGCGAAAGGGCTTAACGTGACCCGAGTAGATCGTAGCTCGATTAAAAGCGTTTAAAATTTAACAAAAGCACAGGAAAACAAAATCATGTCAAAAACTCTCGACGAAATCCGTAAGAAATTACAAGCACTAGACACACGTAAAGGCCCAGCAGGCCAAGGCAGTGGCGATAAGACAACATACGCACACTGGAATATCCCCGAAGGCACATCTTCAATTCACCGATTCCTCCCTGACGCAAACGAAGATAACACATTCTTCTGGGCAGAGCGTCAAATCTTCAAATTACCTTTCCCTGGTATCAAGGGCCAAGATGAGAACAAGCCAGTTATCGTCCAAGTTCCGTGTATCGAAATGTGGGATGGCAAGATGACTTGCCCAATCTTGAATGAAGTTCGCCCATGGTGGAAAGATGAATCCCTTAAGAAGACAGCAAGCACATACTGGGTCAAGCGTACCTATTTTATGCAAGGCTTCGTAAAGCAGGATCCGATGAACGAATCCGAGACACCAGAAAATCCAATCCGTAAGCACATTATCGGACCACAACTTTTTGCAATCATTAAGGCTGCATTAATGGACCCTGATATGGAAAATAGTCCTGTTGATTATGTCAACGGAACTGACTTCATTGTGTCAAAGACAAGCAAGGGCGGCTATGCCGATTATGGTACTTCTAAGTGGGCCAGAAAAGAATCCAGTCTTACTGAAGAAATGCAAGCAGCAATTGCACAATATGGTTTAGTGGACTTAGCAACATACTTGCCAAAGCGTCCTACTCCAGAACAATTAGCAATTATGTTTGAAATGTTCCAGGAATCGCTTGATGGTGAATTATATGATCCAGCACGTTGGAGCCAACATTACAAGCCATTCGGCTTCGATGCAGGCCCAGCTGATGATGCAGATGGTGGTGAAGGTAAGAGAGCATCACGCCCGACTTACGCTCCACGTCCGGTAGCACCAGTGG